TCTCTACGGGGGTACAGGTTGTTTATTAGGGGCAAGTAGGCGTTTGTGTACGAACTTCCCCAATAATTTAACGCCCGATACAGCATGGTCATGGTGTTACTCATGTAGTAGGGGGATCCCTCATAATACCATGTGGATGGATTGCACATGTCTAAGTTAGCGATGTAAGCAGGGTTCTTCGCAAACATGGCTGGCTCTGGTATAGGCACTGGGATAGGAGTGAACCCCCATCCTGGAGGGTCATTCGTGACCTCGGAACTAGACGTATCAGGTAGCTTGTACCAGTAAGCCGTGGTGACGTTTGGCACAATGCTATCGAGCAGCGGAACGGGTATAACCTTCAAGTACAAAGCTCCCCAGTATTGCTGGATCATAGAAAGGTATGACTCTAGACATAAAAGCCCATCGGTCATGGCAAGAAGACCAAGGATACACTGCTTCAACGCCTCTTTTATTCCAGATAACACATCGGCGGTTATACTGTTCGCTTGTGTAGCTAGCAGACCCACGGTGTCATGCAACAACCAGTAATTAGCCTCTCCTATATATCTTCTTAATATCGGGGTGTCTTGGATAAGTTCCCAAGCCTCCTTAGCAAAGTCTATGGAGAACGTACCCTCCATATCTGCCGATATTTCGTTAATTTTAGATAGTAGCTCCTCATACATCTGAGCTATATCGTTTAGACGGTCAATCCAAATCTTAAGCACCCGGTCAATTTGTTTGAGAGAAACCTCTTTGCTTTTGAGAACGGGGGCTAGCGTGTAATGCAGGGTGTCGTAAGCGTTACGAGCACCTAGCACAGCCGTAGCAATAAAAGGGTTATTGTCCTCTCTAGATACGGCAATGTTATCGTCACCGAGGGTGTCGTCTACGGGTTCTTTGTAAAGGGAGCCTATCTTACCAAGCAAATTCATTCTATAATCCATCCACTATCTGTGTAGTACCAATCGCCGTCATTAAGTAAATACTGCACGGTCGTTGTGTCTTTAGCCATACCTATAATAGGGGCGTCTAATGATGGCCTGCTGTAATAAAGAGACCCTAGAGTCACCTCTATTGTACCTTTTTCGGGTTCTGGAGCGGAAGACCTCGTTGTGCCATCCATATCGTTAAGCATCCGAGCTACGTCTGTTTTGAACTGCTCAAACCCCATCTCTGCTCCGTCATGATTGCACCACATTGCAGGGCATAGCTTACCCGTAATTTGGTTATGCATTATGATGTTTGAAACTTTAATACCAAATGTATCACATAGCCAAGCCACTAAGTGGGTCGCGTTAAAGTAGGTATCGTCACTAAAGTACCAGTCTTTGTCTGTCGGTCTTGTTCTTGTCTTCTTCGCCTTACAAGAGCAAATTTCTACGTTTATTGTGTTAGAGTGACCTGCTACGCCCGCGTGACTCATAGAAAGAGCCCCTTTGTATGCAGCTATTCCCCATCCCACGGTACGGCAAGGATTTTTCTTAGAAGCAGCGGAGCCACAACTATACGTACAATAATGCATCTTTGGGTTTACCATCTCCCATATAGCATCTTTCCCGACGAGGTAGTGTGCGTTAGATCCAGCAGACACATAATCATTGTACACTTTTAGCATACCAGCAACGGTATCTGTGACACCCCCTGTGAAGTGTATAACAATGTATGCGGGTGCATTACGCCCCCATAGGCGTATGTGGGACCAAAGTTTATGCACAGTAGAAATGGTAGGCTTAGAGACACTCATAGCTATAAATGTAGATTAATTTTGTTTCACGTGGAACAATCTCAGCGACTAGTGTTCATTCCAAAAAGCTTATTCATGACGTACTTCTGTTTATCCCTATTTGTCATACGCGGAGGAGTCGTGCTCGTCATACGAGACATGGACGCAGCCCCTAATGTCATAGCGTTACATATAGCGTTGTATGAGCTTTCCGCCACGGCATCGGCTACATCTTTGCTCCCTGGTACCTGTTTTCCATCCACGAGAACTGTGACCGGGTGATCTATTTTCTTAGGTAAGTTCTGTAAGTTCAGTAGTTCCATACGTAATATTTTGGATTTTGGGAGCTTGTGCTGTGATAATAAGATATTGCTGCTTAGTTTTAGATACGAGTCCTTAGTTCTATCCGCGGAGGAATACTTAACGTTAAACCCTAGTTTTCCTAGGAGCTGCATCATATCGGCACTCTGCCACCCGTCACACGTGATTAGTGAAATGTGGACTTTCTGGCTTCTTAAATAAACTAGAAACTGCCTTACTTTCCAGAAGGGAACTTCACTTCCAGGTAGTGCTTTAAGTCCGAAGGCAAGTGGTGTTTCTACTAAGGGGTTTAATGTAGAAGATATACTACCATCTACGAACGACGTCGTGCTCGTGTGTATCTGTTCTGTGACCCTACTCATAGCAAAACCAAAGCGGTCACGCTTCAAGCCGCCATCTAAATGTACGTAGTAGTTACCTGTAGGGAGGCCTCCCTTATAGTAGTCGGATAGCTGGTCATCCCCTGTCAGCGTTAGGAAGATCTCGTCTGTGGTCATGGCGTTATCTAAGCACAACGCTTTATCGAGAGCTTCTACGTTATAGATTAAGTTCACGCCGTTTCTAGTGGATACACCCGCTAAGTCTTGTAGAGCTCCAGGTAGATTATTTTCAAAGTCTTTTCTATACTCCACGGGCACTTGTATAGTAAGCCCCATGTAGTCATCCATTTCTTTAGCGGATGTCAAAATCTTAGGCTGCTCAACGTCGGAGCCAATAAACACAGGGAACGTCTCACCGCTATAGATACCCTTGTGGGCTTGTACTTCCCAGATAGCGGGCTCATATATAGCCACTCTAGGATTTCCCCTCTCAGCGTCAATGTGAGACTCTAGGAACGACGTGTTTTCATTTCTGGAGGACACCACCCACATACGGCAGGGAACCTCGCCACCTTTCGTCATAAATCGAGAAAACATACGACGGCGGATAGAGTTATAGTTCTGAATAGCTTGGTCGGCGACGGCGTTCTGAAAGTTGGCTTCATCAATGATTGCACCAATCACAGCCTTACCGAGAGAATGGCGCATACGAGAGCCGTAGGCTATTCCAATGTGGTGGGGGAACATATCTTCGTCTATACGATCCCCCTTCCCCGGAAGTAGCTTAGAACGAAAATAAGGGGATTGCCCTATGGCGTCTATTAGCTGGTCTGCGAGAACGGCTCCAGCTAGATCCATGGTGGCAGTAATGAGGGTTATTACGATAGGTGTTGTCGGAAGAAGCTTGTACTTTTTATGTGGATTCTTTAACAAGGTCACTCGATATAGGTCGTAAAGAACCCCGATAATAGATATCGAACTCTTCCCGATTCCTATAGCGCCAGTTATACAATTGGAACTGACAACACCACAAGACAGTGGGTAGTTGTGAAGGCGGTCTACAGTGAAGTTGTACACGGGTTCGGGGGGCAATTTCTCTATGGAAACAATAGCATGGTTGTAGTTCTTAGCCTGCTCCACGATGTCCGACCACTTACCCCTCAGCAAGTCCATGGAGGGTTTCCCATCCACCATACAGTTAAAGTTCTTGGCAAGCGACTTTACACGGCTACTGTCTAGGTCATCTAGCCTCAATGAATCCAAGTTGCTCATGCGATTAAGATTCTTGAGCATCTTGTTCCTACGACACTTGAGTTGCCTCTCGGGGTCGGAGTTCCATGTGGACATACGACTAGACGCAGCATCGTGCTGGTCAAGAGAGTCCCAACGGGCTGCTTTTGCCTTTGACTGAAATGCCACATCGTAGTTTCTAGCCGTCATACGAGTAGATGCATCCAAATGTTGCTGTTCGTCACTCCAGCGAGAGACTCTGCCAAGCTCTGCACGCTCACGCAACTCGTCTAGGTGTGTAGCGTTATATGCTCGGAACTTATCTGCTGAATGTGACTTACCCGCAGCGGAGTTGGCCCACGCACGCTGTCCATCCCGCATGCGTTGAATGGACTCCGCGGGCTTTACTTTCCATGCAGCCTTGCCACCCTTAGAACGAGAATCCGTGTATTCCTTGGGGTATGCAGTCTTATAGGCTTGCAAGCCATCCACAATCTTCTGCACCTGCAACGGTCGCTTTGCAGGGTCCCTAAACCCGTCCTGCCATAGCTTATGATGGAGCCTAAAATGAGTAATACTGTCTACGGAAATTAAATTGCAAGGCCTATCATCGGTCTTTACCTGGTTCTTGTGGTGGACATGCCGGCTACTCGGTATAGGGTTCTTCCACCGCTGGACGACTCGGCTCCGCTTCTCACGACGCTGGGAACGATTGTTCCACACATAGGCATACCCCGCCTCGTCATGCGTCACGTTGTACGGCATCAAGGACTGTCCAACCTCTAGGCTGTCCACGCGGTACCAACGGTTGTCCTTCCCAAGCACGGGATGCTCACCTGTGGCCTTGAACCACCTGCCATTGTCCAGGGTCACCTTGTAAACTTCTCTAAACCCTGTAATCGTAGGGGAGTGTGCCTTGCAAGGCTCCCACTCCTTGGTGTTCATGTTGAAACCGAGAACCCAAAAGTCACGACCATTGTATTCCTGACAAAGCTGCCCCATGGTCCTCGTGGTCCCGTCCAGCAGGTCCACCTCGGTGTCCCCCGACAGGCATACCTCGATTTTTGGTGAGTACAGGGGGTTTGGGTATATCTCTTTGAGCCTCTGCATCCAGTACGGGTACACACCGCCACCTGTGTCGCTGTTGTATATAGCGCCCATGTACATAGGATCGTTTATGAACGTCTCGATGTCCACAGGTACGGACTCGTAGCCTTCTGCTAGTGCAGCGGCCTTGTACAAGTCATTGTCACTTAAGTTAGCTAGTGTCTTTTGTTCTACCACATCTCACCTCAAATGCAATAATACACGAAGGAATCCTGCTCTTCGACAGCGACGATGACTTTCTTATCGTGCGTTAGCGTGCTTAATACTGTGCTGCCTATATCTAAAGCTTGGTTACTGGTAAACACCTGCATGTCCGAAAATAGCTTAGATAGCTCATTGCAATTATTGGTCACGTTGCCCATCGTAGTCTCGTCGATGTTTGTATAATTTCCAAGCGGAATTATAGTCTGGGCATCCTTTGGAAACTCCCCAGACACTAACGTATCCCAGCCCATACGCCCCGCGATAGGGGCACGGCTGTATATTCGTCTAAATGGCACTTGGATTAGTGTGGGCTTCACTTTGTACAAGTCACTATAGTAGACCACACGTTCCTCATTAAAATCAACTAAAGCAGTCTTGGGGCTCACGTTTGAAAGCAATACCGCTAACTGTCCGTAAGTAAGTTGTAAGTTTAGTAACGTTAGTGGAACCTTTGGGCCGTTCTCAATACCCATACCACTTAATATATCCGAAGCCTCTGCGCTATCTAGGGACATAGGTACTACGTCGAGCCACTTTAGATGCTTGGTAAGTAACCCGTTCACCCGTAGAAAGGGCCCGTCAGAGCTTCCATAAGTTTCACTACCTACCACCGTGTACTCGGACACGCCAGCGTCAGATGTGAGAGTGAACGTTGGGGAGTCGCTGTATGTAGCCATTTTGACAGAAAGTGTCACAAACGTATAACCAGACAATGATCTGTATATCGTAACGCCTGATGTCTCTCCTAGTGAACTTGTAATCATAGTGTGAAGTCTTCCAGTTCGTTTAGTTCCGTTGCTAGCCAGACAGGGTCTACAAGCCGTAAAACTCGTGAGTTAGATAGCTTGTGAGGGGTGTCTATGTTGTTGTAGATCATGTTCCACTTCATGGTTCCGTCTCTTGGAAATAACTTATCTGGTCTGTATTGAGTACGCTGTGTAACTTGCACCAGGCCTTCCATTGCAGGTTTAGCAGGCATACTTGCGTTGCTTGATAAAAACAGCTCTATTGTGTTATTTTTAGCCATGGTATTACCTTACTTTGGAGCAGAAAGCCCACGATCTTTAGTCGTGGGATGAATGCGACAGATTACTTCACTTAATATATTAAAATAATGTATATTAGTCCATAGAAAAATGAAGCAATTGAAGACATACACATACAAGCTATACAATCGTGATGCAACTAAGCATCT